TGATTAATAATAATTAATATATCATCATCTAAAGCTGTTGTAGCAGATGCAGATGCAAAAGAAAATATTTGAGAATCAGAAGTAACAGATATTAATTTTGCATTATCACCAGCTGCTCCGTCAGATCCAGCTTTTGATTTAGCCAATGACATAATTTTAGTTAATGATGTACTTCCGCTTGTTGCTGTTATATTAATTGATCCAGTATCACTTGTTAATCCTGTTACTGTAATAGTATTATCTGTTATATTAGAACTAACTCCTGTTCCATTTGTTCTGGAAAATGAATAACTACCTGTTACATTAGTAATACCTTCAAATACAATCATATCAGTTGAGCCACCATCAAATGATGATATAGTCCCTGATTCATCTGCAGAGAATGTATGGGATTCATTTGTTAAGAATGCTGTTACTGCATCTACACCGTCTGTACCTGCTGTTCCGTCAGAACCAGACGCTCCTGCAGTTCCACCCTCTACTTTAAATAACGTCGTGGTGTCTGTTAATGAGTCTCCGGAGACTTCGATTGTTACTGGAAAATTATCTTTATCTGAATTTAATCCTCCTCCAGATAATGCTCCTGCAAATGTTATACTACCACTTACAATTCCACTAACTAAACCTGCAGAGTTAAATGATATACTATTTGTGTCAAAATCAAATCCAGTAACATTTCCTCCTTGTGCAGTTGTGATAGTAACATTACTTGCTGATATACTGGCAGTTAAATTTTGTTGAGCTATATTAAATATTATATTTGATGGTGTTGCTAAATTTGATGAAGCTGATGCAAATGCCATTACTTGTGAATCAGTTGTTAATATTAACGATTTTGCTGTATTTGATGCAGTTGCTTCATTTATAGCATCTTGAACATTTTCTCCTGATTCTAATCTTAATTGACCTCTAACTATTAAAGATGAGCCATCCCATGTTAATTTATCTCCTAATGAAAAATTTGATCCAGAGTCTACATAAAATCCAGTATTAGAATTTGCATGAGTTCCTGCTCCAATATATAATTTACTAGACTCTAATTCTATACCACCTATAGAACCAGTATTGGCAATAATACCTCCTTGCAAGAATACATTGTCAGTTGCTAAACCAAATCCTGGAGAAGGATTTCCAAAAACATAATCTGAATTAGCTAATCCGCTTAAATCTCCTAATCTTACTTTTAATCCAACATCAAATAATCCACTACCGGTACGTTCAACTATGTCTATAAATGGAGTTGCAGTATCTCTAGGATTTGCATTCATTTTAATATATCCACTACCACTAAGACCAGTTGATACTAATACTTGTCCTTCATCGTATGATTGAGAAGTTGAAGCCAAATCACCAACAAAACTTCCTTGAGATCCGCTTCCATATCCTCTTTGAACATATAATCTACCATATGTTTCATCTGCATTTGAATCATCTCCGTCTATAGAAGCAGACTCTATTAATAGATATTCTGTTTGGAATCCGGTACCATCAACTTTTTTAGCTAATAAAATTTCACCTAATGTAAATCCGCTAGCATTTGCAACTGACATTGTAGTATCATTTGCAGTAATATTTGATCCAGATATAGTTGTTGCGTTAGTGACCCATAATTGACCACCAACTGCGTTTACTGATTCTTTTTCGAAAGTAGTTGTTCTTAATGTACCTCTAATTCTTACGTTTTCAAATTCTGCAGTACCATTTCCTTCAGAAGATATTTTCCATCCTTTAAATCCACTCGCAAAGTCTCTTGTTTGTAAGATACCTTGTGGCTTCATAATAAGATTTCCGCCTTGAATTGAAGCAGTAGTGATATCCCAACCTCCAATTGAAGCTGATTTAAATATAGCTAATCCTTGATCTGATATAGAAGATGATGCATTATTAGCAGTAGATGGATTACCATCTATTAAAGCAGGAGTTTGTATACTATTTGCGGTTACAGAACCTAATATAGTTACTCCATCTGTAATTGTACCGCCTTCTAATAAAATTCTAGATGCTGTTATTTGACCACCAGCTTTTAATCTAAGTTCTTGATCTGCAGATCTAATTTCTTCTGAGCTAACAACGAATCCACCTATAGATGCAGATTTAAATATAGCTAAACCTTGATCAGATATAGATGATGACGCATTTGCTGCTGTTGCTGGCGATCCTCCAATTGTTGCTGGTGTTAATATACTATTTGCAGAAACCGATCCTAATATAGTTACATCGTCAGTAATAGTACCACCTTCAATTAATATTTTTGATGCTGTTATGTCGCCACTAGGTTGTATATGATATCCTGAAGAAGATATTTCCAATTGGCCATTTGCCCCACTTATAAATTGAGTAGCTGCGTCACCTAAAAAGAATGTTGGAGTGTTTATTGAAACTTCACTACCACTCATTACAATTTTTTCAGTACGTATATCTAATTCACTTTGGCCGTTAGATCCACTAGTTCTAAATCTAAAATAATTATTTGCATCTGCTACTAATTCTAATCCAACGCCTCCATATGATGTTTCTGTTTGATTTGGTAATGCAGAACCAGAATAAATTAAAAATCCTGCTGCTCCAGAACTAGTTGCTTGATTAAATCCAGCATATGGTAATGATCGGATAAATCCTGTATTTTTTAATCCTGATATATCAATTCCAGAATCTAATGAGTCAGCTACAAATAATGAACCTGTTAATAAAGAAAAAGGTCCGTCTATATATCTATTACCACCTCCAAATGTTTTATTATTAACATAACTTATAGTTTTACTTTTATTTCCAGCAGTATTATAATATTCTAATTTAAATGATATTTGATTATCGCTTTTATGTTCTACTGGAATTAAAGTTCGTAGTCTAGTATAATTTTCAGTAAAGCCAAACTCCGAATCTGAAAGTGTTTGGACTTCTGATAATTGCCATTGTCCATTTTCAATTACAAATAAAATAGATCCTAATCCATCTTTATCTGCTATAAATGTAAAATTAACATCATCATATCTTTGATTTGTAGCGGTAGTTTTTACTTCACCAATTTTTTTACCTAAATTAATTGGAAGTTCTTGATTAAGAATATCATTACCATCAAAATTAAAAGAAGATCCAGATAAATAGATTGATATTTTAGAATCTTGACCTGGTATTAATTGTGTTCCAATTGCATCAAATTGTATTTTATATTGAGAATTTTCTACAAATACTCCTTGTATTGAATCTTTTGATTTTATAATATGTACATCATTATATTTAGATATATCAGTTGCACTACTAATAAGCATTGCATTATTTAATGAACTAGTAGACCAAGTCATTGTAGGACCTGTAGTTTCAATATTATTTAAAAACGTTTTACTTTCCCAATATTCATTAATTACACTTTGAGATGTAAAAAATCCAATTGATATATCTGGTAATATTGAACCTGTTGCGTCTACAAAAATTTCAGTAGGTGTTAAATCAATATCATTTAATAATTCATAATCTCCTATAGATCCATTATTACTACCATATAATTTTATTCTACTAATATCACCAGTGTCAGGTGATAAGTTTTTTATTTGCATTAAAGCAAATGATTGTGAATTTTGCGTTGCATTAAAAGTAGGAGTAACATTATATTCAATTGAATATGTAGAATTATCAAATTGTGTATATATTTGTTGTGATAAACTTTGACTTGTTAAAAATATAAATGGATTTTCTAATGTTAAAGTAGTATCATTTAATACTTTTTTTATTTTTGAAGTATATATTGGAGTTGTATTTAATGAAAAGTTAGGTACTGGTAATGGATTGATTGGATTGGTAACAGTTAATGTTCCATCTTTCATATCCGAATTAAATTTGCCTCCAGTTAATAATATATTTGAATCATTATTTCTATTGATATATTGCACAGTACCAATATCATATGTAGTAGTTTGTAAACTTCCAGAAAAACTTCTATCTAATTGTACAGCAATTTGTTCGTCTAATGTAATTACAGGTTCTGATGTGAATATAACTTCACTTTCATTAACAGCTGTTGGAGAAACTGTTATAGTTTCTGACCATATTGTATTAATTCTATTTTGAAATTGTGTTGGTACGACTCTTCCGTTTAATTCTGTTAATTCAGTACCTAATGTTACTATACAATCTCCTTCTGGAGTGTCAGGATATATATAAACTGCTATTACTCTCGACCCATCATCTTCTAAATAATTTAATATTTCACTATATATAGGATCATTATTAGAATCAGTAATTTGTATTTGTAAAATAGAACCAGGCTTTAAATTTGTAGAATTTCCTTGTAACTTAATTAAGTTTTTACCAGCTGTAAATCTTAAAGGAAAATCAGTTATTCTAAATACATCAGGAGATGTGTTTGATGTATCATTAAAGAATAATGTTTTGTTACGTAAATCTGGATTATTTAATTTGCGTTTTTTTGCCATTTTGAATACATACTTCTTTTTTAATAAATATTACGTATGTATAATCTGGCTAAAATTTTCTATTTTATTTACTTCTATTAAATTGTCTACCATATCACGCATAGATTCTACGTGAGATATAATAATTGAAAAATCAAATTTTGATCTAAAATATTCAAATAAATTTGTTACTGACGATATATGTTCTCTATCTAAACTACCCCAACCTTCGTCTATAGCAATAAAATTAGGTCTAGGTAATGCTGAAACGTTTATTAATGCTACTCTGATTGCTAATGAACTCATAAATCTTTCCATACCAGAAGTTAATTCTAATGGCCAGAAATTATCTTCATCGTATATAATATATCCATTAATATTTTTACCATCTGTATTTAATACCATGTTAAAATCTACAACTTGATCTAATACATTATTTATTTCTGTTTCTATTTTAGGTAAAGCTTTTTTAATTAACTCATATGGCACACCGTCTCTTTTTACAGATTGTAAATAGTATTCATATGCTTTATATTCAGTTTCTAATTGTTTATATGTTTCTAATTGTTCTAATGCTGTTTTCTTTTTAGTTTTTGCAACTTCTATTTCACCATGATTTGATTTAACTTTATCAGTAATAGTTTTTAAAGTATTTACAATATCAGTTATTAAATTCTTTTTTGTTTTAATTTTTTCATCTATAGATTTATTATGAATAATAGCAGTTTCATTCTTTTTAAATAATTCTTGACGCTCATTAGTTGTTTCTAATTCAGATTCTTTTGTTTGTAAATCACTTTCTAGTACTTGTAATTGTAATTCAAATTTTTCTAATTTATTAGATAAGTCTATTTGTTCTTGATATTTTAAAATTGTATCTTGAATTATATCACGATTTGTTTGTAAGTCAAATTGCTTTGTAAATGCAATATCTGCTAATTTTTTATTTTTTGGTAATTCTATTTTTGCTTCTTCTGCTTCTTTAACAAAGATATTAGAAATACAATATTTACAAGTATGATCATATTCATGTGTTAATAAATGATCTATTTTTTGTTGCTGTATTTTAATTAATTGTTCTAATTGTGTAAGATCTTTTGTTACAATTTTTATATCTTTATTTAATATTTCTTTTTTATTTTTTTGTAAATTTAATTGGTCGATGGATATTGATTCAATTGATTCATCATTTAACAAATCAATTTTTTCTTCTAATTCTTCTATAGATATTTCTATATTTTCTATATTATCAATTAATTGATTCTCTGTTTTTTCTAAATCAGAAATATCTGGTCCATCATATGACATTGGTTGTTTTGATTCAATTAATTCAACAATTTGATTTTGTACATTATTTCTAGAATTTTGTAAATCATTATCATTTTTTTCTAATTCAATTATAGTATCTTGATTTTCAATAATAATATCATCAGACTCTTTTATAATAGAACCAAAGTCTATTTTTTTATATGCTTTTAATTTTCCAGCTGTTTCTTTTATTTCTTCTGATGCTAAATGATATAATTGTTCAAATACGGTAGTGTCTAAAAATTGTGATAATAAATCTTTTCTTTCTCTTTGTGATTTTTCTATAAAATTATTATTATCAGCTTGTAATGAAAATGCAGTTAAAATAAAATCATCATATGTTCCTAAATATCGTCTTATACTTTTATTTGTGTCACTTCGTTCTTCACCATTTAGATTTGCATCTTCGTTATAAAAGTTAACATTAACTTTAACATGTCCGTGTTTTAATGTTACTCCTTCTCTTTCAATCGTATATAATTTATCATTCAACTTAAATTTAAAGATACCTTTAAATGTAGATTTTTTATTATTTAAAACTTCCTTTGATTTACTTGTTTTACTACATTTATCAAATATCGTATATATTATAGCATCTAATAAAGATGATTTACCAGATGCATTTGCAGCAAATAATCCTATAACATCAGATAATTTAGAAAAATCTACTTTATTTTTTTCTCCATATGAAAACATATTATCAAACTCAAAAGAAACTGGATACCATGTTACATTTCTAACTGATTCTAAAACAGGTAGTTTAGAATTTATAGTTCTGTTAATATGTCTAATTGCATCTAATTCTTTTTTATTTGCATCTGGATGATTTTCGTTTATAAAATTTGTTATTAAGTTATTTTGATGTTCTACATCACGAACATTACCTATTGCAATAGATCCATTTTTATTACTTTCAATATGATTTGCAGTACGTTGTATTGATACGTCTTGAACTTTATATTTTTTACGTATAGTTGCTATTAATTTTTTAATGTCAGATGCATCTGTATCAGTAAATTTAATTCTGACTCTAGGTTTTGCAGGTACTCGATGTGGAGATTTCTTAATTTTTGCATTTTCTACTTCAAAAGTAACATATCCATAATCATTTTGTATTTCTATAAATTCTGATGTACGATCTGGGAGATCCCATACTAATATGCCATGATCAAGTGCTTCTCCGTGGTTTTGTTGTATTAATGATCCAGGATATCCAATCGTTTTTTCACTGTTTAAGAATTGTGCAGGCTTATGTATATCGCCTAATAATGTTAAATCATGTCCATTAAATAATTCAGTAGTAACATGATCATTTGAAATTTGAAATCCTATGTCAGTTTTAGCATTATGTACAGCTCCATGATGTAAAGCTATTTTATAATGAGCATCAAAGTCTTTTGCATTAATATAGTCTTTTGGAGCAACGTCTACTGCCATATGATTAAATACTACATTTGCAAAACTAAATAATCCATTATCTTTAATAAAATGTATATTCTTATTATTAATAACATCCAATATTGGTGATATTGCATCTAATCGATATAAATTATTTAAATTCATATCATGATTTCCTAATATTACAATCGTAGGTATGTGAAATCCATTAAAAAATTTTGTTAACATATTAATTAACTCCGGAGACATATCTAATTTTGAATGTACAATATCTCCAGTTAATACGCAAATACTTTGATTAGTTGAGTGTTGAGCAATGTGTAAAAATAAATTGTCAAATACTTCTTGATATTCTTTATGTCGCTTTAATGTGCGAATATGTATATCTGATATATGAAATATTTTATCAATACTTGTTATGTTTGTGTTTAATTTTTTTATTTCCATAATGAGTTTATTTCTAATGTCATCATTTCTTCAAATGAAAACTTATATGTGTCTTGAATTTTGTCTGTAATATTTTTATATCCTAACTCATTAGGATCTTCTTTATCTAATTTAACTAAATGTACTTCAATACCTTCATTCATAAACATTTTTGATATTTGTTTTGCATTTTGTATTGCATCTTGATCTAAACATATATAAATTTGTTTTATGCCTTCTTCAATAATTTTTATCCTAAGCTTCGGATTAATTTGTTTACCAAATAACGGTATTGCATTTCTTTTAATTGTAATTGCATCAAATGCTCCTTCGCATAATATAATAGGTTCATTCCAGTTAATTAACATTTCAAATCCTATTATATCTTTTGATATTTTTGGATTCTTATGTTTATACGGATCATTTTCATAAAATGCTCTAGATACAAAATAATTCAATTGACCTGTTGCATCATAACTAGGAATAATAATTTTGCCGCTATATTGACCTGATTCAGCATATCCTATTCTATATCTAATTATATCAAATATTGATATACCACGTTTTTTTAAATAATATATTGCATTTTTATAATCTGGAGTATTTCTTTTTATCCATAATGGTTTGTAATCTTCTGGTAATTGTATTACTTCTTCTATTTGATTTATATTGTCAGAATTATTTCTATATTTTGATCGTTCAATTATTTTACCTAATTTATCAAACTTATCTTGAGATAATTTTAATTGTTTAAATAACGTATATACAGATCTACCTTTTTTATCAGATATCCAACAGTGCCATGGATTTTGTCCGTTATTATCAGTATTGATATCAATTTCTAATTTAGGTTTATAATGGGATGTAAACGGCGAAAAAAATGCAACATTATTACCTGAAGTAGATTTACTTTTACCTAATACAGATTCTAATAATTGAAGTAATTTTAGATTCTTCATATAATAATATTATAAGGAATTTTTAACAGAATTCAAAGGAACTGGAACTTTATATTATATGTCAGACACAATCAATTACATTTATCGGTCTAACGATTCATCATTTAAATAATTACATTATATTAAAAGATTTCATCTTTATATTAAATACATAAAAAAAATAATAAAAATTTTGCAAAGATCAAACCATTAACCAAAAAATTTAACTACATTTGGCGTTTCATCTACTTTACAACACTCTTCTAACCATTCTGCCGGCATATCTTTTTTTGCAACATGTTTAATACCTAGTTTCAAAGCATATGCTTCATATGTTGTTTTTGATCCTTTTGATATTTTTTGATTTGGATTCTGAAATATTATCCTTAAATCTATATCAGGATTCGAAGCTAATATATTTTTCATTTTTTGTCTATCTGTACTTGTCCATCTACCCTTAGTTTCAATATACATTGTTTTACCATCTTTTTTTGTAAAAATAAAATCAGGTGTATATTTTGAATTCTTTTGTGGAACTATATATTTTAATGTTTCTGTTTCATAATTAACAGGATATTTTGCTTCTTTAATTTGATCTGCAACTTTTAATTCTAAGCCAGATCTATATCCATATTTATACGCTGCTTGGCGTTGTTTATTATTTGAATGCCAATGATTTTTCATAACTGTTTCCTTTTTTTACCAATCGATCATTACAATATTACCATTCCAGCTCATTATGTTGTCTGGTTTAAAATCTAATGATAAATCTAAATCACCTATTCCAGTAGTTTGTACTTGTTGTTCTAATGCTCTTATAAAATTACCTAATTTTTGGTCAACATATCTGCCACCATTATTATTAAAATAATCAAATATACTAGTTTCAACTCCTTGACTTCTTGCATATTCTTTATATTTTTCATAAAATTGTGTTATTTCATGTAACATATCAGATGATAATTTACTTGCTCGTTTCATTATATACATAGTTTTATTATCAGAATAAACAACAGGTATAAATGCATTATATTCATTATACCGTCCTACTATAACATCTGCTACTGCAATTTCATCTGGTTCTGATGTTATTTTCATTAATAAATCTTCACCATTTATACTATAAACTTTTCCATTATCTCCAGAATTAAAAAATTGAAATTCTTTATTTCGTATTTTAGATAATAATCTTTCTGATTCTTGTTCAGAAATTTCTGTTAATATAGTTTTTAATTTTATCATATTTAATCAAATTCATTATCATCTTCTATACTCGCAAATTGATCTTGATCTAAATCTACTCGTACTAAAAAGTTCATATCAATATTATTTCTATTTTTAACTGGATTAGCTAATTTACCAATTGCTAGTAATTCAGCATATTGATTATATAATCCTATAGTTGTTAAATATGGTTCAAATGTACTAGAAGTCATATGACTTAAATATGTTTGGTTGTCATCTTTTAATGCAGAATAATTTGTTGTTAAATTAAAATCTCCTTGTTCTACTTTACACAACGTTGCAAATTCAAATACGTTAATGGTACTTTTATAACTAGCAGAATATGCATATGACAATGCATTCTCATACCGGTAATCTGGACTAGTTACTACAAATAATCCATTATTATGA